TTAGAAAAACGGGGATGTATGCCACTAGCAGAATCAACAAGCTGAGACACAGTACCGCTTGGCTTAACACAAGTAATAGCCGCAGACTGATTAATGCCAAGTTTGTCAGCCCACTCTTTATTAGTTTTAATAGCAACATCTTTCATCTCCGTTAGCCACTTCTCTATGTCTGGTGAATCTTTACCTAATAGATAGTGGTCGCAAATTCCAGTTAAGCTGACACCCAACAGTGCTTCTTCTTCTGTGTTCTTTTTCCAAATGTTTCTCAAGTATCGGAAGTCAGTTAGGGTAGCCTGTAATGAACCAATCATGGAGGCTACTTCTACTTTCTTTTTAAGGCTAACCAAGTCATCGTCTGCTCTGATTACAACCTCTGATAGGTTACAGAACTGATTACTACGTAGGATAATCTCAGAGCAAGGGTTAGTACCGAAGGACTGCTCAGGGTCGCGTCTGCCATTCTTAGCGGCAATCTTCTGTGCCGCAACGCGACTAAAGATACCACGCTCACCTGCCTTACTGTCATACATTGTGTGCATCTCTGCTAGGAATGACTCAAAGTCTGGCTTCTCTGTGTATGACACACTGTTGTTAGCCAATGCACGTTGACCTTCGTTACGCCACCAGTCACCTGACTTAGCTTTAGCCATACGAGGGTCTGACAAATTAGATAAACTAATCAACGCTGACCTACGTACACCACCGACTACGACAACCTCAGCAATCTTACAGCAGATGTCATGGCACTCAATACTGGTGAGCCTACGACCCTTAGCCTTTTGGAATATACCTACACAGAATATGAACAAGTCTTCAAGAGGCTGTGCTCCTGACGCACGACCACCAAAGGTCTTGAGTCTAGCACCTGCGGGACGTACCTTGTGCATATCCCACTTGGGTATCTTACCTGCATACAGTAGACTGATTAGTTCTCTGAATGAACTAGCCCAACCAATCTTGCTGTCAGCTACTACAATCGTTGTGTCAGTCTCATGGAATGACTCAGCAACTGTGGGTAGCTTGTCAATGAACTGACGCTCAACACTAAACCCTACACCTGTACCGCACATAAGGACGTACATCATCTCGTCAAAGGATTTCTGATGGTCAATGTGTAGGTAGCTACAGTTAAACCCTGCTACGTTGTCTTTGTCCAGAGCCTCGCCCGCGGTCATCAGGCAACGCATACTAGGCATTACATCTAAATTGTATATTGCAGTATACATTTTCTTAGCATCAGCTTTAGTTATCTGACCACGATTATCCCAGAAGTCTACGTAACGCTGTACTGTCTCAGCCCAAGTCTCTCGTCTGCCTTCCTCTGGTAGCCACCGAGCGTAACGGGACTTGTGTATAAACTCTTGATACTCATTCATTTCTTATCTTCCTTTTGTTTCTTTGATTTGTCTTTATCCTTTTTAAAGATAGCGTCCCAGTTGTCATCAAACTTCTTAGTATCTTTGGTGGGTCTGCGGGCTGACCCTTTGCCGTACTGTGTCTGTCCCCTCATCTGTTCACCTCCGATATAAGTTTGTTCAGATACCACTGTGCTTTCTCTAAGTCCTGTACCGCCTTACCTTTACGCTCGTACCGCCATAGGTACTTTAGTGTGTTGCCTTTGAGATAACCTTTGAATCCTTCGGGTGTCATGCTTTCCTCAATGGCTTCTATACATTCAATGTTACCGTAGTTGTAATGACTAGGGTGATTGACAACATCTTCCGTTGGTTCGTCAGGGTTGTTCATCACGTACTCTTCATACTTCTTTACTAACTTGGGGTGCTTGTTCCGAAGTGCGTCCCAATCAGCAGGGGTTGCATCATCAATACTCATTATCGTCCTCCGTAAATAAATCTCTGTTCCTGATTAGTCTGTCCTCGAAAGCATCAAGCAATTCTTCTACTGTGATGTCTAAGGTTTCTACTACTAACACTACATCATAGTCTCTTGCTATAGCCTCCTTTAGTTCTTCCAATGTATACGACATCATTCTTTTCCTTCTACATAATCAACAAGTTGTCGTGCTGTGTGTAGTGTGTAATGTTTGAAACCTTCCTTGTCACACCACTGTCCCATAGTTATCTTACCGCCCTTACGTACCTTCTTGTTAGGGTTAGATAGTAGGAATATTAATTCCCAGTTATCTTCTAATATTGTATCACGAATTGACTTATATTTCAAGGTGTCTCCGATACGAAAGAAACCTTTTACCTCCACCATTACTTTTTTTTCTTCGTGTACAAAGTCTGGCTTGTAGTGTCTGTGTACTATATAAGGTACATCGAACGGCTCATACTTAAATCCCTTACGTCTAACCTCCTTTGAAAACTCTTTCTCTAGTGCTGACCTGTACTTACTCTTGGGCTTACTCAATGTCCACCTCCATCACCTTTGGTTCGTACTCTACGTGAATCAAAAACTTTGGACCATAAGAGTAGGCAAACTTTCTTACATCGGGATGGCAATGCTTTTTGTATTGACAGTAAGAGCATTTTACACCCAACTTTATATTGCCAGATTTCCCGTCTGGTACAGGCGAATCGCAGAAGGTTAATGGCTCTTCTAAGCCGACTAGCTTTTTTACCTCGCGTATGCGTTCAGTAATGTCCCCCTTAATGTATTCGTATACAGGTGCTTGGGTATCCTCAAGGTCGTACTGAAGTACCGTTAGATGCCCGTTGGCTTTGTCCATAGCTAACCAACCAAACTTAGTCTCACCACAAGCGTGAGCGTATGCTTTAATCTGGTCAACGTAACCGAAGGAATCCTCCATAGCTAGTGTACCTTCCTTAAACTTCTTGAACCCGTAGGAACTAGCAGACTTGACATCGATAACTACACCGTCAATCTTACAGTCCATGTGACCCTTGATGCCTTCAACCTCGCACACCTTCTGCTCGTCAGTTACCTCATGCCCTGCCATTCTAGTTAGGAATAGTAACATCTCTTCAATCAAGTGACCGTACATAAACTTGATGTAAGTGTACGGCTGTATCTTCTCAGTTATCTCAGTACCGTTGACTACGTTCCACAAGTATCTATCATCTCTACCAATGTTTGACAGGCGCAGAGTTCGGTTGTCTCTCTTCCTATCCCTAGCGAACTCAGTACGCATCAGGGACTTCATGTTCTCACCGAACTTCTCAATCTCTTCTTCTACATCTACAGATTCATCTGCCTCTTTTGTCACCATCAGTTTGTAAATGTCATCAACTAAATTGTATATGCTTTTACTCATCTTCTATATCCTTGAATGCCTTAATGACATCAGTTGAGAATAGCTTACGTAGGTTGACCAAGTGCATCCGACTAGCGTTGTGGTCGCCTCCTGATACACTCCTGAACGTATCAAGTTTGTTCACTATCTTTTTAAGTACAGGTGTTTTAAATACTAAGGTACAGTACTCTTCATCACCAATGCAGAGGTTGTGAAACCAGTAGTCTGACTCAGTTGCCTCGATACCTGACGGCTTACCCCATGACTCATACTCAATACAAATGTTCCCTGTTTTCTGCCACAAGTCCTTCTCAGACTTAACCTCTATCTTCTTGTCCTGTAGCATCTCAGCCACTCGTTCCTCCCTGACTTCTCCGTACTGCAAGTCAAGGTCAAACTTCTTCCTATCTTCTTTAGTGGGTTTCACTCCAGTTATCTCCTATCTTGTACTCGCCCGCAAGCGGACAGTTTAGTTTGTAGTAGTTACCTGCCGCCTCAATGCACGAGACAGCAAGCCTACCGAACTGTTCTGCTTGGTCTTCCCTGACCTCCGTCTGTATCTCATCGTGGATATTACCAACGAACTTGTAGTCAAGACCCCACAGCGTTGCGTACTCATCTAGTAGGCACAGTGCTTTCTTCATAACGATTGCACCTGCACTTTGTAGTAGAGTATTTAATGCCGCGTGTTCTGAACGTACTGCGACCCGTCTCCTATCCAGTCCGAGAACATAACCTCTTCCAGATGCCACGCTAACTCTTTCTCGTAAGTCTCTAAGAGATGGCGTGTTTGTAAGGAACTTCTCCTTAAGTCGCTTACCATCTCTAGCAGAACCTCCAACGATACTTCCGATTTTAGCGTCTCCTGCTCCATACAAGAACGCATAGATGAAAGTCTTTGCTTGACTTCGTGTGTCAACACCACTAGCAAGTTGGTTTGCTGTATGAATGTCTCCAGTGAGTATTTCATTTGTATATGCCTCGTCTTTCATGTAGTGTGCAAGCATACGCAACTCAAGTCCTGATGCGTCCATGCCTACAATCTTGTAGCCTTTGGGTGATGTCCAACAGGCACGACAGTCTGCACCATACTCTGCGTGGACACTAGGTACTTGTGCCATGTTGGGACTAGAATGTGTCATACGTCCCGTGACTGCACCATTAGAGTTTACATACCCATGCACCCGACCATCGTCTTCGACAGCATCAAGCCATGACTGTACCTGTGCGATACGCTTCTGCAACATGAGATACTCAGCAATCATAGATGCCTCTGGTATATCAGTAACAGTAGCCAACACAGACTCGTCAACAATAGCCTGACCTTTCTCTGTAAACTTGGTAGGCTTCCAACCAAAGTACTGTAGGTAACGTCCTATCTGCTGACGAGAACCTAAGTTGAACTCTGGATAATCTATGCGCGAGAACGTCTGTACATAATTCCCCCACTGTTCACCCGCGAAGCGTAAGCCGACCACAGAGAGCGAGCCATCCTTTTTATACTTCGGGGTGACTTCTCTAACAAATGTAGGTAGCGGTATGAATTTCTCATGTACCATTTCTTCAAGTTCATATTTCTTCTCCTTTAATTTAGCTAACAGAATGAAGGCGTGCTCTTGGTCTAGCAACCACCCCGCGTCTGTTTGACGATTAATAATAGTTTGTACTCTGTGCTCAAGGTCAATGCTTTCGCTTCCAAAGTTAGCCAGTACGGCTTGTAGCGCGTAGTAAACTTTGACATTAACCAACACATCTTGCTTACAATACTCCACCATGTCTTGCGAATACGTATCCCAATCATTGTGTTCTCCTTTCGGGAAACCTAAAAGCTGTCCCCAGTTATCTAATGAATGACCGCCTTCCCGTGATGGGTTGGTAAGTCTTGATAGCACCAGTGTATCGGTGATTTTACAACTGCTAAAGTCTGTGCCTAGTAAGCGTTCAAGAACTGGTACGTCATAGCCAATGATGTTATGACCGATGACCTCAGCGTCTTTGATATAAGTATTGAAGTCCTGTAACGTATCACCAGAGAATACAGTTGTCTCTTGGTTTGATAGGTCACAAGCAACGATTACCCAAACCTTAGTAGGCTTCAGACCGTTAGCTTCTATATCAAAAACTATCTGCTTCACTAGAACTCCTGCTTTTCGTCAGCAACAGGGCACGTAGTTTCAATCATACGACCCGTGTCTTTGTCATAATATAAGTAGCAAGCAGGACCAGTTAGACCTGCAAACCTGTTCTTAAGTACACGAACTGTAGTCGTGTTACGTATCGTTGGGTCAGCGTTCTGTTGGTCACGCTCCAAACCAATCACCATGTCGGATAGCTGTGCGATAGATGCCGAGCCACGTAACTCTGCCAAGCTAATCTGCCCACCGTCCTCGTGTGCTTTACCTGATGGTCTGCGTAGGTGTGACACTAGGAACAACCCAACACCTGTCTCCTGTACCAACTGACGTAGCTTGGTCATAAT